GTATGTACCAAAATCATCAAAGATATTATAGTCGCCTTGATCGCCTTCCATCTCTTGAAGTTTATAAAGGGCTTGTTGTTCGTCATTCCTGTTCATTGCCGAAAGCTTATCAGAGCCTACTACACGCTCTTGAAAGATACGTGCAGCTCGTACTGCAATATAACGCCTTGCCACTTCGGGCAGGTCAGTGAATTCTAGGAGAACAACCACATCTAACTTAAGAGGTTTTGCTATGTTGTATGTATGATTAACTTTGTCATACATTTTAGAGCCACGTTGCACATACTCATTCTTTGAGCTTCTGTACTTAGTCTCAGAGTTTGCTAAATCTGCTCTTATAATATTGGTTGGTAGATTAATAAAGCCACTAGCATCATTAGCAATAGAATAATCAGGTTCAGAATTAAAATTCCATCCGTGTGTCTGGACATCTCTTGATACGTTATTGAGGATTGTCTCAGCAGTCTCAGCATCCACCAACCCAGACGATAGACTGTTTACTGGTGCTTCACCGATGGTAGAAAGCATAGTGTTTACTGCTTCTAATTTTGTTGTTGGGGTTATTGACATATTTACCTCAAAGAAAAAATAAAGAGAAGCACCCCCGAAGGGATGCTCTCAGTTTGGTTATGATTAAGCTACGATTTGAACAGCGCAATCAGGACGTAATGAGTCGTGACCCATTGCATACTTAGCAACCATCAATGTACCTTGACGAGAAACCTGATACTCAGACTCTACGCCTAAATCTAACAACTTAACAGTTGCAGCAGCGTCTTTAGTAAATACAAGACCCTTAGCAGATGCAGGTAGATTGTTAGACATGAACACTTTAGCACCACCGATTTGCGGAATGTTACCAGCAGTTACACTAGCGCCAGAACCGAAATCAGAACTCATTGCCGCAGCAATATTTGAAGTAGTACCTTGGAACATTGTCCAGTAAGTAGCAGCATCTAATACAGCTACACGCTCACCACTAACATCAGCAGCGTCTAGTTTTTGTAAACACTGGATGATTGCAGCAGCTACGTCAGTAGATGTGGTATCACCAGCAGTACCGTCAGCAGCACTTAAGTCCACATCAGTGTGGTTATGAGCGCCAGCTTGGGCATAAGTACCAGTGTCATCAGTTGCCGCAACAATCTTAGTAAAGATAGCTTGGTCAGCTTGTTTTGCTAATACTTCACCTAACTCTTTAGAGTAAATAGAGCGCACATCATAATGGTTCATTGCTTCATCAATGTTACCAATGAATGCTGAAGCCACTTTTAAGTCATCAATAGTGATAACTTTCTCAGAGTGCTTGATAGAATCAGGAGCAATCTCAGTACCAACTGTGTGCGTTTGAGCAGTTGCCACACCTGTGAGAGGAAATTGAGCCGACTTACCGTTAGTAATAGTACGAACTCGTGTAAGTTGCATACCAATGTTTTTAGTATTAAATGCAGTCAACACTTCACCAGCAAAGACCTTTAAAAAGAGTTCTTTGGCATTGGCCGAGGTTGCTGCATTTTCCCCCAATCGGGAGGGAGTTGAATAATCAGACATAATGTTTTACCTTTTAGTTAAATGTTTAAATGAATGAATTCTACTCAGTCACCTAACACTTATTCGTTCTCTGAGATTATCCTCCTCGGAGGGTCAAAGGTAATTGTAATTAGTGTTTGTACTTTTAGAATTAAAAAGCCCTCCGAAGAGGGCAAAAGAGACTATTTAAGTTGGCTTCGTGCTAACTTAGCAGAAACCTGTTGACGGTAGGCGACATCGCTTTCGTATCGGGTGTCTGCCATAGCCTGAGTTACCTCAGCCCATGATTGAAAACCACCGCCTGTTGAAGTGTTAGATTGTCCCTCTGATAATAACGAGGGGTCAGAACCTTCAGCAGCTTGATACTGTGTTTGTAATCCGCTAACCGCTAGTTTAACTAACTCTAAGTCTCCCGAAGTTACTGCCCTATCAAACGCTTGTACTTCAGAGTCACTTAAATTCTCCGCAGCCCATTGTTTCATTTGACCGTAAGCTTCTTCACCGCCCACACTTCCGTAGACGGCTGCTTGATAGTTGTTAAGTAAGGCTTGTTGTCCTTGCACCCAACTGTCTACCAATTCGTTTGAGAACCCTTTTTCTGCCAAGCTGTCCATAGTAGCTTGTGATAGTTCTCCTGTTTCGTTGTACTCATTTTGCATTGAGTCGTAATCTAAACCAGATTCATTAATAACATTAGCAACTTCGTTTGCGCTAGGTGCATCATTAACTTCAGGGGCATCCTCTACTTCTTGTTGAGGTGCTTCTTCTGGTTGACTACCTAATTTACTTTCTAGGTTTGCATAAGCTTGTGCCATGTCTTCAGCAGAGTTAAATTTTTCAGGTAACCAATCAGGTCGCTCTGGATCGTTGTTTTGTTCCAGTTGTTCGGCAACCTTTACCATCTCCGCTTCGTGGGTGGCTTGGGCTTCTGCTTCAGGGGCTACTTCTTCATGTGTAGATAATTGTACTGTACTCATATAAATAGTCTCTTTGTTAAAGTTTATTCTCCGCTATCACGAGCTGCGGCTTGGTTAATATTGTCAGCCATGCCTTTAACTGCTTGAGGAGCTGCTGATTGAGCTGCATCCATCATCATTTTTTGTTGCATAGCTTGTTGTTGCATCATCTGTTCTTGTTGTTTTTGTTCAGGTGATTTTATTAAACCTTGTGTATCAATACCTAAAGAAGCACCTAGACGATCTATATAATCATCTACATTCATCTCTCGTGCGATTACTTCTTGTCCTAAAGGTTGAAGCATATTTAAAAAGGATTGTAATTTGTTTAGGTCTTGGCCTCGACCAAGCGCTTCTAAACCAGTTACAATTTGAGGCTTCAAAGTGTCTTTAGGGAACTTAGGCATCTTGCCTTCTTTCTGCATCTTCGCAAGCAGTAGATTGACAAGAGGTAGTTGGAACTCTTGAGATAAGACAGAGTAGATACCGCCTAGTGCAGTTTCTAACTCTTGTGCCATGTATCGAACTTCTTCAGCAGTTACACGTTCAGCTTGACGCTGGACTGAGCTGTTAAGGAGGAACGCAAAAGACAAACGCTCTGAAATTTTTCCCATAGTTTCTTGGGCAACACGGAAGTCATTAAACTTATTAGCTTGTAGTGTAGTGACATCATTAGCATCGCCTGAAACAATAGCTCCATTAGGGCTATCGGCAATAGAGCGTATCTTAGTTGTCCCGTTAGGTCTTACCATAAAAAGAAGTTTTGCACTAGCAGCACTACCTTCTACAATAGCTCTTGTAAGGGCTTCAAGAGATTTTAGATCACCTATATATTCTTCCACAAAAGAACGTCCGTAATCTTCTCCACCAACCGCTACAAATCTAAGGGCTAACCAAGGTAGTCTATCTTCAGGGTAAGACCCTTGTGTTTTAGGTATAGGTATACCATGAACTTCTTGGTGTACTAAAAACTTTTTACCATTGCGTATGACACAAGTGTATATATCACATTCCTTTTTATTAGTCTGTTCTTGATAACCCTCATTTAAAATAAGAGCTTCTTGAACTTCTTTAGGAAGTGCTTCATATCCGATTGTCTCTTTAACTACCACTTTAAGAAGATTACCCATTGAATCTCTTTTAATGACATAACGATCTAGTTTGAACACCTGCATACCGCCATCTTTAGGCATATGTATAAGAGAATTACCAGATACGATAAGTTGTTTTAGAGCTTCAAAAGTAGGTACTCTTATAGCTTTAGCTTCGACCACTTGAGCTGCGGAGCGTTCAATACGAGCAAGCGCTTCTTCTGCTTGCCCTCTTGCGTTACCGCCTAACTCAACTAAATCATAATCGTCTATAGTTAAACGAAAGAACGGACTGTTTGGCGGTAGTAATGTCATTAGCAGTTTAGATGCTAAATTATTAACGCCCCTCGCGCCTACAGCTTGATACGGAGTATCGTACTGAGTAGAAGAATTGTGTCCTTCTTTAGGCATCAAGGTAGGGATAGTCAGCTCTGCTGCTGCTCTAGCTCTAGTTAAAAAGACATCTCGATCTGCTGCCATCTTTTCATATACATGGGCTATTGATTGATCGTTAGTCATCATGGATAAATCCTATTTCTTAATAGTTAAACCACTGCCAGTAGATGCTTCAGTGTTGGTATAAGCTTGGGCGGCTTTTCGGCCACGCCTTAATTGCTTAGAACCTCTACGTTTTTTCTTTTGCCCTTCAGCAGGAGAATCAACAGCATTTTCGATTTCATCTGGCGCTCTGTTTGGAGCTGGTGGTGGTGAAGGTGGTGGTGGGGGTGAACTTCCTCCTCCGCACATAATATACCTCATTCATTTTGTATGTCATCATCATGGATAAATTCCATTCTGCTTATGACAGATTGTTGTCCCTGAAGAAAAGCTATATCTTCTGGAGTGATTCCTCTATTCCTCGGTAAACTATTGGGGAATAATTCTTTAAAAGTTTCGATTAACTCTTTAGAAATATAAGGTTGTTTTTTCATAAATGTTTCTCTTAAGGGGCTGTTTAGAAAATGATAAGTTAAAACAAGAAGTTATTAGGCAGGTGTAACCATGTGTTAGCTATAATATGGAGGCAGGTTACCACCTCCAATACCACTATCGCTTTAGCCTTAGATTTCACATTGACCAGCTACACAAGCTAACTCTTGTGTCCCTGTCGTATTATCTTCTTTCTCAAACTCACCTAGCCTATCCCACTCAATCTCTGAGGGCATATCTAGCTTGAGCTTATTGTATGTTTCTTCATCAATAGCCTCGTAAGGAGCTTGTTGATATACATGGTCAGTCCGTGGTAGGAAGCTAATACCTGAGCAGCTATCCAGCCTGTCCCATAACCATTGTCCTGCTGCTAAGAACTCAGCGTCAGAATAGTAAATAGTTACACTCGGCTTATGCTCACACCAATGGTTCTGATAGATTTCCCACAGATCCAACTGCTGCTGTACATTCAACTCATCAACACACGTAGAGCCATGTGGTGCTTGTATGGGGAACGAGAAGACATAGTTG